CAGGTCTCGATGTGTCGCCTGACATACACCCAGGCGCTGGATACCAACGTGTGGAGCTGGCTGGTGGAGAATCAGCCATCCGTGATCTGGCTCTACCGCGAGAATCTGCTGCGCCAGGCCATCAGCGTCCATTTAAATATCGTGGCTCGGCGTTCGGGATCTCTCGAGCGTCCTGCTCATACCTTCCGAGATCTGCAGCCGGTCAAGATCCAGATCGATCCGGCTTTGTTCGTCAAATATGCCCGGGGCCTGAATGCACTGAACCTGCGGGTAAAAGCAGAGCTGGAGAAATTCAAGCAGGTATATTCGCTGACCTATGCCCAGGTCGTGGGCGGAGAGAGCAAGACCGCTTACCAGCTGCCCATGAAAACCGCCAAGCCTTTATGCGCCTGGCTGGGGGTCCGCTGCGAGACGATGTCCGCAGATCTGCGGCCGGTGAACCCTTACCCGCTTTGGGAGATTATCAGTAACTGGAAAGAAATAGAAACGGCGGTGAGCGCGAGCGAGTTTGCTGATCAGCTGGAAAAGGAGTCGGTATGGTCATCCTGAATCTGGGCTGCGGTAACAAGATTGTGAAAGGCGCCATCCATCACGACCGGGTGAAGCACCGTCCGGAAATCCAGGTGGTACACGACCTGAACGTACTGCCCTGGCCCTGGGAAGACAAGAGCGCGGACAAGATTATCGCCCTCGCTGTGTTCGAGCACCTGGATATCGACCTGGTGGCCAGCCTGAACGAATGCCACCGCATCCTGAAAAAAGGCGGCATCCTGGTGATCAAGCTGCCCCTGGCCAATTCGATCCATTCCTATGACGATCCTACCCACCGCTGGTTTTTCAGCCTGGCCAGCCTGGACCAGTTTTGCCCGGAGACCGAGCGCGGCAAGCGCTACGGATTTTACACACCCCATAAGTGGAAGTTCGTGAGGCAGCCCAGGGTAAATAAAGCCAAAGCGCCCAGCTCGCTGTGGGCCACGATGGAGGCCATATGAAAGGGATCTTGTTATACGGCGGAGCGGATGCCGTTATTGAAAAGCGCGCCCAAAACGCCAGGATCAAGCTGGGCAAGATAGATTTCCCACCCCAGGAGTTGCCCTGCGAAAAGAACCTGATCGTGCAGGCAGGTACACGCGTACCCTGGGACCTGCTGCCAGCAGCCTGGAATTTCCTGGAGCATTGGGATGCTGCGGTCCCGTTGTGGCGTTATGGAGTGTTGGCTGCAGATGTGGGCACGCCGGAAGAGCGCAAAGCCACCCAGGCCATGGTGCGGGATTTACGGGTGCTCCTGCATTCCTACGAGCTCTTATTCGTGCGCCGCTCCGCAGGCGGGATTAAGCTGGTCGAGCAGTGGCGCCAGGAGTGCAGCGGTGGCTGCGATAAGCGCCTGGCGTTCCTGCGGGCCTTCTATATCGTCAAGCCCATGCTCTGCGTATTGCCCACCACCTGGCTGGCGCAGATCAAAGAGGCGGAGAAAGCAGCTGCTGTCCGCGGGCATGTAATCAATAAGCACGTCTCAGACAACATGGTCCGGCTGGAGATCTCGCCGGGGCGTTTTGTGAAAGTGCGTGCCGGAAACGAAGCTGCTGCATTGGAGCAGTTCAAGCGGCAGAACAAGAGAAGGTGACCCATGAGCATAATCTTAGATAAAAAGAACTGGGCTGTCGATAACCAACAAGTACGGGCAAAGAAGGGCAAGCTGGTCCGGGTGCAGATCCGGCCCGGGCAGTTTGTGAAAATGTATGAAGTGGACGCCATTGCCAAGGGCTACATCAAGGGCAAGCCGCAGGCCGAGAATAAGATGCGCCTGCCCACGGAGAACAAAGCCGTTCTGGAAGAAGCGCCTGAAGAGAAGCCCCAGGCCGATGACTTTACCACTATACCAGGTATTGGTATAGCCACTGCCCGGGCGCTTACCACTCACGGCATCACTACCTTCGAGCAGCTGAAGGCAGCTGGCGATCTGCCCTATCTGACCACCAAGGGAAGGGAATCAGTAGCCGCATGGAGAGCAGCCAATGGCTGATTTCGCCACGATTGCGGATATCGAGGCCTTCCTGCAGCTGACGATCACCACGCCGGTGCAGACCGCATCCGCTGCGATGGCTCTGAAGGATGCCAGCGCGGCCATCCGTAATTACACCCACCAGTATCTGGATTATGTCGCGGATGAGGACATCACCCTCGATTCGACGGGCGGCACGCGCCTGTTCCTGCCCCAGCTGCCGGTGCTATCTGTCGCTTCCGTGATCGAAGACGGAGAGACCCTGGTCGTAGATGACGATTACAAGCTGGGCCTGTTCGGGATCCTGCACCGCATGGGGAACCGATGGGTCTCCGGGATCCAGCTGATCACGGTCACTTACACCCACGGATACCTGACCATCCCGGATGATATTGTGGCCGTGTGCGTGCGGGCTGCCAGCCGGGCTTACCAGGCCGGTTTGAAGGCCGCCGATAGTGAGGGCATTCCGGGAATCGCCTCTAAGCAGCTGGGTGATTTCTCCGTGTCCTTCCAGTCGGAAGGTGGAGGCGGAGTCGGTGAGGGCGTGCTGGGCGCCAGCGCAGCCAGGCTGCTGCTGCTGAGCGAGAAGGATATCTTGAATGCATACCGCATAAAAGGGACCAATGACAGTCTTCCAGTCGCTCCTCAATCATGATTTCATTGTCTCACGCCGCTTTCGAACGCTGGACCACCAGGGTGGCTGGCATATTACCTATACCTCGATCGTCACCATCGAAGGCCGCCTGCGCCCCGCATCATCTACTGAGATCATTGCTGCCCAGCAGGAGCAGCGCAGAATCAGCCATGTGTTTTATTGTGAGGCTGGCAGGAATATCGCCCGCGGTGACCGGATTTCTGCGGATGGCGTGACGGTAGATGTGATGGCCGTCCGTGAGCCCAGCCGGGCCAATGAGCATTATGAAATCGACTGTCTGGAGACCCAGCAGGAAGAATCGGAGACAGGAAGCTGATGCCCCTAACCTGGAATCCGCAAGCCTGGAAAAAACAGCTGATCGCCAATCTGGCCGAGAACGGCGAGATCGTCGGTAAGTTCGTGGAGACCGAAGCGCGCCGCAGGCTGCTGTCCATCAGCGATCCGAAATGGGGCGAGGCCTACCGCTCGCAGGTGGTCGCACGGCTTCTAACGTATGAAGTTGAGACTTCATCCCGGGAAGTGACGATCAATGTTGGCGTGCGAACATCCAGCTCGGGAAGCCATCACGGCTTCTATATCGAGATGGGCAGCTCGACCGCCCCGGCGCACCCGTTTTTGCGACCTGCGGTATTCCAGAACGCGGCCAAAATCGTGGCCTTGCTGAGTGGCAAATGAGCATCTTGACCGAAGCCATTTACAATCGCCTGGCAGGGGATGGTACCCTGGCTGTCATGCTCAGCCAATACCAGGGTACTCCGTCTGTTTTCACCATCGATCCCGCTCCCGGGGATGCGAAGCTGCCCTACATCGTTACGTCCGGTGAGGTCACTCAAGTGCCCTTCGACACCAAGACCACCCGCGGCCGGTCGCTGATTCGGGATGTGCGCATTTATGCGGAAGCAGATGGCAGCGTGGTTACTATTGAAGCGATGGCCGAGCGCGTGCGCTACCTGTTGCACCGCCAGACGCTCACCATCGCTGGCTTCGCATGGGTTATATCTGATGTGTCAGGCCCAATAGTGGCCGATGAACCCGGCAAATATGGCCGGATACTCAGCTTGAGCTTAATCGCTCAGGAGACTTGATATGGCGATGAATGGTGCGGATCTCCTTTTGCTTGCGAACGTTGGCACGCCAACCATACCAGTCTATCAAGTGGTTGGTAGCCAGCGTGACACATCGATCGATGAGGCATCCGCGAGCATCGACGGATCCAACAAAGCCAGCCGCGCCCAGCGAGCGTCGCCAGGTCGATATTCTTCAACAATATCCCTGGACACACTTCACATCCCAGATGATGCTGCCTACTTAGCCTTACGGGATGCTAATCGTAATGGAAATATGATCTTGATCGCCCGTGAGGAATTTGGCTTCGTGACTGCAACAGCGAATGCCATAATCAATTCAATGAACATTTCTTACCCGGACCAGGGCGAGGCGGCCAACTCGATTACCTTAACCATTGATGGCTTCTGGCAGGTTATTCCCCTTTTTGATTGGTATGTCGATTCTGTATTAGGCCAAGATACCAATGATGGTAAGGCTCCTTATAAGCCTTTTCGTACCATCGGGCATTTGCTTTCGCAATCCATTGTTTCTGGGGAACGGATCGGCCTGGCGAAGGGCAGTCACTGGAGGGAGCAATTCGACTTACCAGCCAATAGCCTGACGGTCGATGCATATGGTAGCGGGGCGCAACCCTATCTGGACTGTAAAAATATTTCCGCCAATGCCTCGTTCACGAAAACCGGTGGATACACAAACATCTACGCGATCAGCGTTACCCCCGAGTGGTATGGAAGCGGGCAGGATGGCTTCAATGCCTGGGAGGACGGTTTGATTATGCCGCGCGCTGCCAGCCTTGCTGCGCTTGACGCCGCCCCTGGATCGTGTTTTATATCCGGGGTATCCGGGGCAATCACGTTTTCAATCCACGCATCGGATAGTTCTAGTGTCATCTCTAATGGTAAGGTGTACGAATACAGCCATCGTAAAATGGGATTGTATTTCCGAAACCGGACGAATTGCACCATTAGCAATATCCACACAGGAGGGAATTTGTATTCGGGCGGCTCGTTGGTTGGTGGTCCCGGCTCGCTGCTGCAAAACTGTACCTTTAGTGATGGGAATGCCCATAACGTGCTGATTGAAGACGGACTGGTGGATACATGCCTGTTCGACGAATCGTATATCGCAACTGGTTCGAATGCAATGCTGGTTTTCAATAAGGATGTATGTGCCGGGGAAACCTGCACAGTACGAGACAGCATCTTCCAAAACGTGAACACTGCCACCCTGCCGCTGAACGCAATCTATGGACACCACAACACCAGCGGAAATTATGGGGCGGCGACAATTAGTGGTTGTATGTTTACTGGCAACATAAAGTTGTGCGTATCGTTCGCTTACATGGCTTCTATGACAGTTTCGGATTGTGACTCGACGGGCATTACCGCGTCCGGCCCTTCGTTTGCGCGTCCGAATTTTGCCACCGCCACTTATACCCTTACGGGCAACGACGGCAAGTCTTTGGACGGCACATATGTTAGTATCGAAGACGCCGTTACTATAACGATGAGCGGCAATATCATCGAGCTTGGAAACACCGGTGCAGCGGCAATCTACTGCGCCCAGACAGGCGTAGATTTGACGCTGATTGACAACACGATCAACCCGATTGCTGGAATCAGCGGTAACAGAATTGCGATTTACTTTACCCAGGCGGCGAACACCATCACCAGCACCGGAAACCGCTACCTGATCGGAGCAGGTTCGCATTATTGTTACTTTGCGCCCAACGGGATAAATACATTCTCCAGCGATTACAACACGTTTGTGGCTAATACACTCCACCGCTGGACAGGTTCAATCAATTACAACGGATTGGCGGCATGGCAGGCAGGCGTGAGTCAGGATGCTCACAGCACAGAATAAAGCCGTGTTCAAACTAGATCGCACCACGATCTAGATTAATGATAAAGGAGTTAAGACAATGGCACTAAATGGAACTGACATCTTGATCCTGGTGAATGTTGGCACGCCAACCGTGCCGGTGTACCAGGCGGTTGGCTGCCAGCGCGATGCATCCATCGACGAGGCGACAGCCACCATCGACGTATCCTGCAAGGACAGCCGCGCCCAGCGTGTGCTGCCCGGGCGTTATTCCAGCACCATGTCCCTGGATGGGCTGTATATCCCGGATGATGGGGCTTACCACGCCCTGCAGGATGCGAACCGCAACGGCGATATGATCCTGGTGGCCAAGGAAGTGCTGGGGGTCGTGTTCGAAACCGCAAACGCGAAGATCGACACGATGTCCGAGTCGTACCCCGATCAGGCAGAGGCCACCATCTCAATCGCCATGACCATCGATGACTTCTGGACTGTGGTGGGCTCATGAGCGCTCGCGGCGAGGCTTTTATCAAGGCAAAAAAACGCGAAGTGCCAATCTTGTTCACGGCTCAGGCAATTAGCAACGCCGAACAACAATTAAAAAAAACCATCACTGACGCTATGAATGAATTGGCGGCAGGTCACGTTAGCTTTACGGATACTGCCTCACTTCTCAGAGCTGGGATGGAGGCGGCGCGGCTTGCAGGTCATTATGGCGGCAAGCCTATCTCTACTCAAGATGCTTTCGCTCTTATAGATGAGGTAGGCATTGTTCCGGTCATCCAGGCATTGTCTACTACTCTGGTTGAAGTTTTCACGTCTGACCTAGAACAGCAGGCAAGCGAGGGCGATGACCCAAACTGACCTCGGAGCCGTTCAGTATAGAACGGCTCCGAGATCAGGCATTGCATGCAGGGATCGGTATCCTTGAGTTTTGGGATATGACCCCAAGAGAGATATACTGGATGATTGATGCCGCTATCTGGCGCGAAGAAGTCCAGCAGAAGCGAGACCTTACCCTGGCCTGGCAGACTGCGGCCTTGACCCGCGCCAAGCGGCTGCCCTCGCTCAAACAGCTGCTCAATATGAAACCGGCCAAGCCCTTGCATGGCGAGGAGCTGCAGAAGCGGCGCCAGGAGTTCAAGGATATGACCGCTAAACTGGATTTAAGCAAGCTGGGAAAGAAGGCAAATGGGAACTCCACTCGGTGAAGCCCTAATCCCGGTCCGGGCCGTCCTCGACAAGCTCGATGGCGACCTGGCTCAAGCGCGCCAAAAGACCGAAGGCGCCATGAGCGGCATTACCAAAATCACCAGCGGGATTGCGAATAACCTGCAGACGGTGGGTAAGGTTGCTCTGGGCGTCGCTGCGGGGGGCATCGCTGCAGTAGGCGCCGCGCTGCTTACGATCGGGAAATCGGCCGTAAATGCAGCATCCAATCTCAATGAGGCGATCAATGCATCATCCGTAGTATTCCAAGATGCGGCCGGGTGGATCCATGAGTATGGAAAAACGGCTTCAGAAACCACAGGCTTATCTACGGAAGCCTTCAACCAGATGGCCGCCCAGACGGGGGCAATGCTGACTAACTTCGGTTTGGGGGTTCACGAAGCCGCGGAAAGCACTGTAGTGCTTACTGAGCGGGCCGCGGATATGGCGTCCATCTTTAACACAGACGTTAGCGATGCGATGGCCGCTGTCCAGTCCGGTCTTCGAGGGCAGTCCGAGCCACTGCTCCGCTTCGGCGTTAACATGAGTGCAGCCGCGGTACAGGCCTATGCCCTGGAAAATGGGTTGATGAAGGCCGGGGAGGAGATGGACACCGAAACCACGGTGCTGGCGCGCATGGGCTTGCTCATGTCGCAGACCGATAAGATTGCCGGCGATTTTGTAAACACATCGGACGGCCTGGCCAACTCGGCCCGCATCCAGGCTGCCAGGTGGCAGAACTTCAAAGCAGAGCTGGGGATGAAGCTGCTGCCGGTGGTGCAGACATTCCAGGCGCTGTTCATGAACCTGGCCGCCACGGTGCTGCCGAAAGTGCTGGCAGCCCTGGGGCCTATCATCGAATTTATCCAGCGTGGGGCCGAGGCCTTTTCCGGGTTTGTCACTTCTCTGATGGGCGGCACCCCCTTCATCGATTCGCTCACCGTTGCCATCATGAAGCTGTTTGGCAACGAGATTGGCTTGAAGTTCTATGACATCGCCCTGCAGGTGCAGGGATTCTTCGAGCGCGTGCAGGAGCTGCTGGCCCCGATCGTTGAGGCGATCACCAATTTTGTGTCCTGGAATGACGTGCTGATCGCCCTGGGGATTGCAATCGGGTCGGTGATAGTTCCGATAATTATCAGCCTGATCGCTACCCTGGCCCCCATTATAGCGACAATCGCTCTGGTGATAGGCGCAGTAAGTCTCTTGCGCAATGCCTGGGAAAACGATTTCGGCGGGATCCGAGAGAAAGCTGCCGCGGTATGGGACTGGCTGCAAACCGCCTTCGCCAACATCAAAGATTGGCTTTCAGTCGCCATTCCAAAAGCGCTCCAGATATTATCTGACTTCTGGACCAATGTGCTCCATCCTGCTATTGAGGCTGTGTTTAATTGGATTTCAGGCACGCTGATC